GTTAGACATATCTCTTATAAAAACATTAAAATATGAAACTGATTATACATCAGAAGACAAACCAAATTACATAGAAATATCTTTGCGTGAAAATGATAACTATGACTATCGTCTTTATTTTGCCGATTTAGATATCCTTCTTTTAGCATTAAAGGAGTTGAATAATAAATGATTAAAATCTCCGCCACCCAGCTCGAATCATACCGCCGCTTTCTTGATGGTCTGATAACAGTCGAGCAGTTCGAGCGCTCGCTCCTAAGACTCGATTCGCCGAATGCAATGATGCAAAGAGGCATCGCATTCCACGAGATGATGCAAACCGACAGCCCGCAAGAGTTCGAAGGACAATTTAGCGATAACTGCATTATCAATGCCCGTAATTGCATGGATTATCGCTCGCGAGTATTCGAGTATAAAGTCCGCCGCGTCTTCCGCACTCAATTCGGTGATATATCAGTAACCGGAGTCGCAGACCAGCTTATCGGACTTGATGTCGTAGAAATCAAAACAAAATACAGTCCTATCAGTTTTGATGCCTATTACAGCTCAATACAATGGCGTGTGTATTGCGAGCTATTCAACGCGCCGTATGTTCACTATAAGATATTCGAGTTCGACTCGCCTGAAGCGATGGATTTTAAAAACAAAGCGGAATACTCATTCCCGAGACCCGCCTACAATTACGAATATGTCCGAAACATGATACACTACTTGCATGAGTATATCTTAGTTCGAGGACTTGATAAAGAAGAAGTTTTGCAATTACAAGAGAGCAAGGTGCTCGCTTAATTATTTATTTTTTTATTGGAGAAAGGTATGAGATACCAAACAGAACCAATGGCTAGTTTTCGCCAAGTTCACACTACAACAGATTATTCAATGTTTAAGCCAATTGACGGCAATCGCAATAAAAATAGATTGCATATTGCAAGGCTAAAACAGTCAATGCTGGAGAATTATCTTTTTACTGTTATTGTAGTCAATGAAAAATATGAGATTATTGATGGACAGCATCGCTTTGAGTGCATTAAAGAGTTAGAACTTCCACTTCATTACATTATTTGCAAAGGATATGGATTATCTGAAGTGCAAAGATTAAATGCAAATGCAAGGACATGGAATTCAGATGACTATCTCGAAGGATATGTTAGTATGGGAATTCAAGATTATATTGTGTATAAAGAATTCAAAGAAAAATACGATATAGGACATGGTGAATGTTTAGCATTATTATCCGGAAGTAAATATACTCCACCAGGTAACAGTCAAAAAGTAACTCAAAGAACTTTGTTCTATGATGGTAAATTTAAAGCACACTCATTATTTGATGCTGAAGATATTATGGATAAGATATTGCTTATTGCACCATTTTATAGTGGATACAAAAGAAGATCATTTATTCAAACTATGATGATACTTCTGAAAAATGAAAATTTTGAATTTACAGAGTTCCTTCAAAAATTAAAATTACAACCTACTGCATTACAAGATTGTACTAACATTCAGCAATATAAAATGCTTATCGAAGAAATTTACAACTATAAGAGAAGAGATAAAATAAATTTGAGGTTCCTCGCATGAAAACATCCGCCCTATACAAAGAAGTCGCAGGTATCGAGACTTCGCTTAAACCCGGCGTGCCTTTGTCTCAGCAATTGCGAGAAGAACGCAAGGTAATCGAGAAAACTGCAATCGGATACCAAAAGAGCAAAGGCGAAGGACTCACACCCGATGAAAGACAAGGCATTACGCCGCTTGCTCTCAAGTTACCACACGCAATGGCAGATCGTTTTAGAGAACTCGCAAGAGCGCAAAATATCTCACAAAGAGAGCTATTCCGCCGAGCACTAACTAAATACTTTAAAGATTTTGAGGATGTGAAATGAATCATGTGGCTATTTACGATGAGGGGGAAGGTCTACCGACCCCCTTCATCAAAGGCAAAAGCCTATCCGAGCAACTACGAGAAGAACGCGAAGAACTTGAACGCAAAACCAAACAAGCAATAAACACAAAAAACAAATTAGCCGATTATTACTTTTCAAAACAAAAGAGACCGCAAATTCAATACGCTCAGTTTAACCCGAAAACTAAAAGCGCTCACTTTATGACGCGAGGCATGGACTTTGCATTCGCAAATCCATACGCGGAACTATCCGGGCTTGAAGTCGAAATACTCAAACACTTTCCGACTAAACACACGCTCCGAGATAAAGTAAGATTCCAAGAGCTAATAGCAGCAAAGAGGATGTTTATATTCTTTGCAACCGTATATCTGAAGCTCACATCATTCAAGATCGCCGAATACCTAAACATGAATCGCTCGACTCTTTCGCATCATATTTACGCGGCGATAGACGAGCTTGATACATACTCGCAAGTGCAAGTAACAGCCCAAAAAATCGAAGACTATCTCTGGACTCGACATGAACAATTTAGATCGTGAAACTACTTTACAAGTCGGATATTATATCGAGGAAAAAATATGCCCTTACATCCGATCGGTCACATTAGTGACCTCGCGCAAGATACAAACCCTAAGCCGCTGGCTACGCTCCCGCTTTCAGCGATTCTTAAAATAGAACGCGAGGAATTGTTCGGAAATCGAACAAAGAAACCCCGCGGGCGTGTTCGAAAACTGAACACCGCCGAACTCTATGAAGTATCCGAGCGGGTATGCCAAGTGGTCGCTGAATACTATGGCGTATCAGTTCAGCATATTCACCAGCGCCAAAGCTTTGCGCGTCATGTGGCCATAACAATATGCTATCAAGACTTTGCATTCACTATGACGGATATCGCTTTTATATTTAATTGCGATCGTAAATTACCTATAATTGCAGCCCGAAATATCAAACACGAGCGCATACTAGATCCTAACTTCAACGAAATCTACTTACAACTTATTCGCAAGGCCAAGGCATGAGTATTACTATTTCTTTCTTCAACTCAACAAGAGAAACCAAAGCCGCGAAGACTATGGACTTCGACTTCTTTCTGAAGTCAGTAGAACAAGGCATATGGCAAGACCTTGTCCTCAAATACCGAAACCTAGAAGAAGGCGAAAACAAAACCAACTTTAAACGCAAGCTCCCTGCAATATCACCATCTGGCAAGTTCGCAGAACGCAAAGCGGATGCGCTCGAAGCGCACTCGGGTATTCTTTGCATGGATATTGATGAGAAAGATAATCCAGAAATGCAGATAGAGCAACTGCAATCAGACCCGTTTGTATATGCCTATCACCAATCAGTCGGAGGATATGGCTATGCTGTTTACTTTCTCATTGAGCCTACAAAGCACTTAGAAGCCTACCACGCAATAGAAAAGCACTTAGCCGATAGTTATCACCTTATTTGCGACCCGGCTTGTAAGGATACAAGCCGATTGCGCTTTGTCTCCTTTGACCCGCATCTCTACAGACGCGAAGGCAAGACTCAAGTCTTCAAACGATACCTAAAACAACCAAAAGCAGAGGCGCGGAGGTATTATCCACACACCAAGTCCGATATTGACCATATCCTCATGCAAATCGGCTCGCGTGGTATTGACCTGGTAGACTCATACTATGACTGGATGCAAATCGGCTTTGCAATCGCAGGTCACTACGGCGAACAAGGCCGGACCTATTTTCACTGCATATCTCAGCAAGGATCTAAGTATGACGCCGCAAAGTGTGATGCCAAGTATACCGAGTGCCTCAAAACAGGCAAAGGCCGCGTAAAAATCAATACTTTCTTTTACAAGTGCAAAGAAGCCGGTATTGAGATACAAACGGAGGAGAGCCGCAAAGTAGAACGCTATACCAAGGCGCAAATGCTGCAGGGCTTCAAGTCAGATGCCGAAATAGTCGAGTCAGTTACCAAACTAGCCAAGCAAGACGGCATAGCAACCGAGATAGCTCAAGATATAGCAGAGCAAACGCTCGCCATACCACGCTCGGAGCTAACAAAAGAGAAACAAGCTAATCTTTTACCCGAAATACGCGCCGCGCTGGCCTCTTATGGCATGAAACTTAATGAAGTTACGAACATGATCGAATACCAAGACCGGGCACTTACCGACTGGGATGTTAATACCATCTGGGGCGAGATTGCCGATAAACTTGGCTCGCGAGTCGCTAAAACAACCATCGAAGATATCATAAACTCAGATGCAACGCCTCGATATAACCCATTTATGCAGTTTTTTGAGGCAAATAAAGATAAAGTAACCCAAAACAACATCGAAAAGCTCGCAGAGTGTATCACCTTTGACTCTCAAGGAGTTACATACGAAGAATATCAAGCATATGCGCATGCTTTCTTGCGCAAATGGATAGTATCAATCGTTGCATCCATGCATGGCACTTACTCGCTTCTTATCCTGGTGCTTGTCGGAGGACAAGGCATCGGGAAAACTAACTTCTTCAGATGGCTCTTGCCAAAAGAGCTACGAAGCTACTACGGAGAATCCAAACTCGATACCGGCAAGGATGATCTTATGCTTATGTGTACAAAGCTGATACTATGCGATGATGAGTTCTCAGGTAAGAACAAAAGCGAATACAAGCATATCAAAGACATAAGCTCAAAGCAAACTATCACTCTTAGATTGCCATACGGCCGCAGAACGCAAGACTTTACACGCTATGCCGTGCTTTCAGGAACTTCAAACGACCTTGAGATCATAAACGACCCGACCGGGAACCGCCGTATCGTGCCTATCAATATAAAAGCAATTGACTTCGATGCATTCAACGCAATCGACAAAACAGAGCTATTCATGGAGGCATATCGCATCTATCATACAGAAGGCAATAGCTCTTGGCAATTATCCAAAGAGGATATTGAAAACTTGAATCAGCTCACTTCATATAACGAGCAAGTTGATACCGTCGAAGAGGCAATCATGATGTTTTTTGAGAGAACTGACTCCAATCATGAATCAAATACCAAAACAACAACCGAGATCATATCCTACATGATGCAGTACACAAAGTTGCATTTTAACACTCAAAGAGTCGGAATCGCTCTTAGAAATTTAGGATTTGAAAGAACAACAAAACGCAAAAATGGCAAGCCGGTGAAGTGTTACAAGGTAAAAGAGATACTCCCTACTACACTTAATTCAGGTATTTACGGTTAATTCGCTAATTTTTCGCCATTGTGAAGTGTAGTAAGACTAGAGGTAAAAAACGCCTTAAAACTTCCCAGCAATTTGCAGTGTGTGTGATTGCACTTACTATACTATATATAATATATATATATATATATATATTCTCTTACTACATTACTACAAATAGTATAACTACCAATTAAATCAACAATTTAGAGTGTAGTAAGGACTTTTGAAAAACTTACTACAGTCTTACTACGTTACTACAAATGATACAATTACGCAAATACCAAGCCGATGCAATTGAGAACCTCCGCAAAGCTTTTGCCGATGGACACCGCGCCGTAATTCTTTGCGCTCCGACCGGAGCGGGCAAAACGGTTATGTTCTCAGCTATCGCTCAAGGCGCACTGCAAAAAGGCAAAAGAGTGATGATACTTACCGACCGAGGTGAGCTCTTATGGCAAGCAGGCGGGGCACTTAATAACCTTGCTATAGTTCCTGAACTCATTACAGCCGAGACTACCAGAGTCAACTCAAGCCAGCGTATATTCGTTGCTATGATCGAGACAATATACCGCCGAGCTGAACAGCGGATCTACAGCGAACTACTTCAGAGCGTTGACTTATTCATATTCGATGAGTGCCACAAGCGTACATTCGACAAGCTCTTCCCTCTCCTTCCCTCTCATGCGAGAGTGCTTGGAGCGACGGCCACGCCTTACCGAGAGGGGAAGGGAACGCCTTTGACTGATCTCTATTCTCACATGGTCGAGGCTTCGACTATTCCAAGTCTTATCTCCGATGGCTACTTAGCTAAGCCTTCATACTATTCCGTGCCTATCGATCTAAGCGGCGTAAAAACCAAAGGCGCTGACTTCGATGCTGATTCCCTAGGAGCTGAATACTCAAGAATGCAGATATTCAAGGGCGCGGTTCAGAACTACCAGCGATGGACTCCGAATACCAAGGCCATAGCTTTTGCGCCGAATTTAAAGAGCGCGGCAGAGCTCCATGCAGAATTTCATAAGGCGGGACACCCTACAATCGCATTAAATGCCCTTGCGAGCCTCGTAGAGAGGCGAAACGCTATCAAGTGGTATAAAGAGACCAACGGCGCCGTTTTAATCAATGTAGGACTTTTTACCACGGGCTTTGACGAGCCGAGTATTGAGACGGTTATTTTATACCGAGCTACTAAGTCTCTGCCCTTGTTTCTCCAGATGGTAGGGCGCGGCTCTCGGACCTGCGATGGTAAGGAGTCTTTCACCGTGCTAGACTTCGGGAATAACCTTTACCGCTTTGGAATGTGGGATGATTCGAGAGATTGGACTAAGCCACCGAAGAAGAAGCGGGACGGCTTGGCTGTTTACAAGAATTGCCCCGAGTGCGATGCGTTCCTATATGCCAGTGCAAGAGTTTGCTCGGAGTGTGGAAAACTTATCCCGAAAACAGAGCGCGAAGTTCTCGAAGAGTTAGTTATATTGACAAAGCATGAGGCTATGGCGCGTGCGAAGACAGGCGGGCTTCAAGATTGGATCGCACTAACCAAAGCTGGTAAATTGCATCCTTTGTATGTTCTACAAAGTTTGTGTAAATTGCGAACTGAAGCCGAAGCTTACCGAGATGCGATGGGATATGCAAGAGGCTGGCTATTCATACACAAAGACAAGACAGGACATTTGCGATGACTACCGAGCAATGGCTTAACGACATGATAGATGACATAGTCATGGAATACGGCGTGTCTCATGATACGGCGCGTATTATGCTCTTTGCTTGGCTTGCAGAGTTACTAAGATGGAGTCCGAAGTTTTACGCAATGATGGATTACTTGTTGAATGACTGAACAACAACTACAAGCGCACTGCTTTACATGGCATTGGAATAATTGCCCAAGAGAGCGCGGGCTTTTGTACATGAATCACAATAACCCCCGCGACGCGAGGCAAGGCGCTCAATTGAAGGTGATGGGTATGATCTCTGGCGTTGCTGATATGACTTACCTATCAAAGAGCGGCCCGATATTCTTGGAGTTTAAGACTCCGACTGGTCGGCAAACTGATCGGCAAAAGTGGTGGCAAAGCCAAGTAGAGAATGCAGGATACCGATATTGCATAATAAGAAATTTCGAAGAGTTTGTAAAGTCCATAGATATTTGAGTATATTAGAGTTAGTCAGGTGGCGTAATTGGTTAAACGCATGGACAGTAGGGTGAGATAGAATCAACCCCAGCTTATGAAAGAGGCTCCCAAACTTTGCAGGTTCAATTCCTGCCCTGACTACAATTTTTATTTTAGTTTACTTTGAAATTTTTATGAAAAACAAAACCATTGGTTATGTATTGGCCATAGCAGCATTAACCGCATTCTATATTGTGCCTTCAACAAGTGGGTTTAATGTTTTAATAGGATTGGTTTGTATGTTTGCTGGCATATACTACACCTGCAAGAGTGAAAGTATATTAGGTACGATATTATTATTAATTTCATTGATGGTTAATATAGTATTTAATTGGTATACAAGTTAAAAGAGATTTAAAAGAGAATTAAAAGAGAATCATGAATCACTACTACCAAAACATTCAAGGCTGGTTTGACTACGAAGAGATAATCAAGCTAGCCATTGACAAAGCCGAAGACGGCGCGAAGTTTGTAGAGATCGGCGCTTGGAAAGGCAAGAGCGCCGCTTATGCAGGTGTGGAAATCCTAAACAGCGGTAAGGATATTACCTACTATGCTGTAGATCATTTCTTAGGCTCTGAAGAGCACCGCAACCCCGTGAGTGACTTTTACGACTTTAAGTGCCAAAGTGGTGAATTACGCACGGAATATCATGCAAACATCGAGCCTGTTAAGTCAGTAGTCAAGACTTACGATATGACAAGCGCTCAAGCTTCTAAGATGTTCAAGAAAAAGAGCGTGGACTTCATATTTATTGACGGCTCGCATGACTTCGACTCTGTTTGCGTGGATATTGAGATATGGCTACCTAAACTGAAGCCTGGTGGAATGATCGGCGGTCATGATTATACGACGCATGAAACAGTCAAACAAGCAGTAGATACATATTTTACGGACTTGCAAATTATCGGCAAGTCATGGTTATACATTTCAAGGAGTGCAGAGAATGGCAAGTGAATCATTAATAGCGATTGCGGCCTACAATCAAAGACAAGAAGACAATGAAAGAAAATTAAAAATCTTAGAAAGTCAATACTACGATTTACGAGACAAATGCGAGAGAATGTTAGAATACACAAATTCATATGAATTTAGAGACATATCAAAACGCGAACAAGATGCAATAAAAATGCAATATCAAGCAATGCGTCAATACCTTGAGTGCTTAAGTATTAGATTAGAAATACATGGCATAGAAATTACAAATTACACTTTTTAAGGAGTGAACTAATGGCAAAGATTGAGATTAGCGGCGAGGTAGTGTATGTCGGAGCGCCTGTAAAGTATTCCGATAAATTCACCAAAGCGGAGATCGTGGTAAAGGATTCGACAAGCAAGTATCCTGAATTTATCAAGTTCGAGGCGATCAACGACAAGGTCGAACTCATGCGAGGTTACCCGGTAGGTACTCAAGTAATTGCAGAGGGCTTTGTCGGTGGTAAGGAATACCAAAAGAAAGATGGCGGGATTGGATACATAACAAGTATCAAGCTCACTAAGATTTATGAAAACAAGCCCGCGCCTGTAGAGGTTCCCGATGCTATACCATTTTAACGATAGCTTTGACGAGATGCCTACCCTTGACTGGGAGGAACTCAAAGACAAAGACTTTAAGACCGAGATCATGAAAAACGGCGTGCCTTTCGAGGCGCGTCTGTTTCTTGCGGGTTCTGGATGGAAGCTGAAGCTAACTAACAAGGTAACAGGCCGATACGCTTTGGAGCTTAGGTTTCGTAATATGAGTCTTAATGATGCGATGGTAAAAGCGGAGTTTTACATCTTGGAGAACTTGGAATGAGACTATCCGAGTGTGATGTTAGGTATATCAATTTAGATACGGCTCTTAGCAACCGAATAGAGATGGAGCGCCAGTTTGGAATGCTTGGCATGAATAAGACCGAGAGGATAAGTGCAAAGACAATACCAGCGCCAAGCGGCTCTAAATTTGACAAGCACTTTGTCGGATGTGGACAATCACATATAGATGCACTGCAGTCAGGTGACGCTCCATTGTTGATACTTGAAGACGATGCACAAGTTACCGAGCACTACCGAGAAGAGATAGATATTCCACACGGCGCGGATGCGATCTATCTTGGTTGGTCAACTGCAAATAAGAAAATGACAGTAAAGAACTTCAGCGAAAACTTAGTAAAGGTCACAGGCTTAGCGGCGGCTCATGCTATACTCTATTTGAGCAAACGATTCAAGGACTTTGCAGAGGATGCGATCAGGCGTGCAATCTATGAAGAGCAAGTTCCTTTGGATGTGATGCTTGCGTATATTCAAAAAGACTTCAATGTCTATGCAGTTCGCAAGCCGTATTTTATCCAATCGGATGCACGATATTCGCTAAACAAATGGGAATCACTAACAAGAGGCGAACTACATGAGACTTGAAGTAATTATTCCCTACCGCAATCGCGAGGCTCACATAAGCAAGCAAGTCCCTCACCTCTTTAAGACGCTTGAGGCTCAAGGCTTGGACTTTGGTATTACCATTGTAGAGCAAGAAGAGGGAAAGCTCTTTAATACCGGCATGATGAAAAACATAGGATTCCTAGAGTCTCAACACGCTGATTACTTTTGTTTTCATGATGTGGATATGTACGCTCAAGATGCAGACTATTCACCAGTCACGATGCCTACTCACTTGGCAAGGTATGTAGAACAATACGACTGGGATATGCCTTACCGTGCTTACTTTGGCGGAGTGACGTTATTTGACAAAGATAGTTACCGCAAAATAAACGGCTACTCTAATGAATACTGGGGTTGGGCTGTCGATGATGACGATCTATATTGGCGATGCGTCCTTACAGGCTTTGCAAGGAGAGAGGGGCGGTTTTGGTCCGATGATCATGACCGCGAGAACTACGACAAATGGCAAGAAGAAAACTGGGCTAAGTTTCAGGCTTCGCTTTTGGACACTGAAGCCAAGAGTGGAATTACAACAACGGAATACACTGTACTAGAGTCTAAGCAATTTAATCCACAGCTTAGGCGTATTTTAGTTTCTATTTAGGAATAATCACAATGGATGCAATTAAGACCTTTGTCCCTTTGGTCGCATTATCAGTCATTGCACTAGGTGCGACCTTAGGCGTGGGAGATGGGAGTTTTAGCACATTCGCGGTCGGTCTTAGCAAGTATGCACTTGCAGTTGGGGCGGCGTGGTTTGTGGATTCGTACTTAATCAAGGAGGTAAATACTCGTGAAATTATCGCACAAAATCCTATCGCTTACGCTCTTTACTTGTCTGCTAACATCATCACAGCCGCTCTCTGCTTCTCTCAGTCCTAAGGTTCTGCTTATAGCCAAGGGCTTTATAGGCACGAAAGAAGAGGGTAATAACGGCGGCTACTGGGTTCGCCGCTTTCAAGCGAGCACCAAGAGCCCAAAGGGCGCTCAATGGTGTGCAAGTTTTGTCAACTTTTGTCTTGACTCTGCTGGGGTTAAAGGCTTGCCGTTCACTGGGTCGGGCTTGGCGCGTCATTTTGCGACGAGAAATAAGACCATAAAGGCTACGAAAGTCATTGCTGAAAACATGACCTTACCACCGGGCACTATCATTGTATGGAGACGCGGAACGACTCCCTTTGGTCATGCAGGGATAGTTGATACATGGCAGGGCAAAAAGGGCACGACAGTAGAGGGTAATACAAGCTCGGGGCTTCGAGGCTCGCAGCATGACGGCGATGGCGTTTGGGCAAGAACGCGAGTAATTAATCCGACGAGCTACTTCAGAATTACGGATTTCGTGATTTATTAAAAATAAAATTTCTAAGTCCGTTTTAGTTGTGCTTATATTTGTTTTGCCAACATAGGCACTCCTTATCTCATGCCTTCACTCCGCGAGGGCTTCTTTCGAGAGGCCCTTGTTTTAACCGATATAGCGATGGACATATTTAGTGAACTTTTGCGTAATGTTTTAGCGACTCTGGTAAGTACGGTAACGATTGTTATTATGTTTTTCAGATTTATGAATAGGGAACGCTTGCAACACGCAAAACAAATTGCAGATGTAATTGAAAAGACCGCAAAGCACGTATTTAATACTGCAACTTTAGAGCACCGCGTAGCTCAGCTCGAAAAGACCGAGAAAGAGCAAGCCGAATCGATAGACAAGCAATTTGCTTTAGTACACTCAAGACTTGATCAGATCTATTCCATAATTGCAGGGCTTAACAAGTGAGTTTGCACTTTGGCTTCAAATATTGGAACGAGCCTACACCTGCAAAGATTCGCAGAGTCGCGGGCGCTTTAGCCGCCGCTGGCATTGCCGGTTGCGGTTTTGCCTATTTACGCGATAACTTGGCTTTGGCGATTACGCTGTTAAGCTTCGCGGTTGGTGGGTCTTTCATTGCAAAGCTTTTTACGGACAAGCCATGAGAAGAGATAGATTCAATATAGCAATTTACCGAGGTGAGACTTTCAGTCTTGCAGTCGAATTGAAAGACGCGGACGGCGCGGCTATTAGCTTGGTCAATGCGACTTTGACCGCTCAATGCAGAGTAAAGGCTACAAATGCGACGCTCTTTACTTTCAATACGACGGTAACATCCCCTGCAAGTGATGGCAAGTTTTCAATCTCTTTGCCGGGAGCTACAAGCCTTGGACTCACTCCGCAAAAGGGGCTTGTCTATGATGTTAAGATTGCATGGCTTGGTGGTGATACAAAGTATTGGCTTGGTGGCGATTTGGATATTATCGATACGGTGACTTCATGAGTACTAACAATGTAGTCATTACGGCGCTTCCAGAGGTAGTCCGAGTTTCGGTTGGAGCTACGATCAACTCAGGCGCGGCTGTTTACATCTGGAATGAAACACCGACGGGCACAATCAACGGCTCAAATGCGACTTTCACATCATTGCAGAACTTTGTCCCTAACTCTTTGCAAGTCTTCATTAATGGCGTATTGCAAGTGCTTACAAACGATTATACGACAAGCGGCTCAACGACAATAACTCTTAATGTTTCGCCTGTCGTTGGTGATGTTATTAGAATACATTACAAATTAGGATAATACGATGGCTGAAACTACAATAGCAGGCCGCCAGATACGCGATGGAGCTATAACCAATAGCAAGGTCGCTGCAGGCGCTGCAATAGATTCGAGTAAATTAGCGGACGGCGCAAACTTTCTCAAGAAGGATGGGAGCGTAGCGTTTACGGGTGCTCAGTCAATGGGTAACAACAAGCTTACTACCCTTGCGACTCCGACTGACTCAGGCGATGCTGCAACTAAGGGCTATGTAGATACGCAAATATCTGGATTACCAAGCGCTTACAAGTATCGAACTGTAAAAGCGGCTACAACTGCAAATATCAATTTAAGCAATCCCGGTACTGATACTTTCGATGTCGTAACTTTAACAAGTGGCGATAAGCTTTTAGTCAAAGACCAAAGCACCCAAAGCCAAAACGGTATCTATGTTTTCAACGGATCTTCAAGCGCTTTGACTCGTGCAACTGATTCGGACGCATGGGACGAGCTTGTAGGTTCTCTTGTCTATGTCGATCAAGGTTCTACTCAAGGTGAATATAGATTCTACTGCACTTCAAATTCAGGCGGTACGCTTGGTTCTACAGCGGTTGTATATGTACGTGATTTAAGCGGTACTTTGACTAATAGCAACTTCGTATTTGAAGTCACTCCGAGCGGAACTATAGATGGCTCGAATACGGCCTTTACTTTACCTGACACTCCGACTGCAGGGACTCAAAGGCTCTATCTAAATGGTCAGCGACTCAAGAGCGGCGCGGGTAATGATTACACGATTTCGACGAATACAATCACGATGGCTACGGCTCCAATTAGCGGAGATATTCTTCTTTGCGATTACATGAAGTGATAAGAGATGCCAACAACAAAACTAAATAATGCTCAATTACCCGATGCCATTGCAAGCAAGACAATCGGGACTAGCAATACAATCAATACGAATCTTGAGAAGCTATCCATTGCAGGCGGGTCTAATGGTCAAGTATTATCCACTAATGGTAGTGGTACTTTGTCTTGGACTACGGCAAGCGGCGGCGGTGTAACTGACGGAGACAAAGGCGATATTACCGTCTCTGGTTCGGGCTCTACTTGGACTGTAGATAATGACGCGGTCACTTATGCAAAAATACAAAACGTATCAGCGGCTTCAAAACTTTTGGGCCGTGGTGACTCAGGTTCAGGCGATGTGCAAGAGATTACACTCGGCACGGGCCTCACGATGACGGGCACGACTTTGGCTGCGAGTGGTGGTGGTGGTTTAGATACTCCAAAATTTGTAGTTACAAAAACAGCAGATGAAACAGTTACAAATAGCACAAGCACACAGGCCGATGACGATTTGCTTCAATCTTTAGATGCCAATAAACTTTATAGGTTTCAATTTAGACTTTTGTTGTCAAGGACAAATACTACTACATCGGTAGGAATTAGAATAAGAGTAGATGGAACGCCAGGTGGAAGCTCAGACCAAGCTGGAAAATATTATGCAATGCCTCCGTTCGGATTTGGCAATGCCACTACTGATGAATCTTCAAGTACTACTTTTGGAGCAACGCCCGGAAATTGCAATGTCAATGGTGCTGCTATATTCGATATTACAGGAACTTTAAGACTAACTACATCCCATACTTTAAAACTTGAATGGGCACAAGCTACCGCTACTTCAGGTAATGGTACAGTCGTCAGGAAAGGTAGTCAATTAGTTGTATGGGAAATAGGAGCTATATGATACTAACATTATACAAAAAAACTGAAGCCATAAATACCCCAGAACTTGCTTGGGACGCTCAAGGCAATGCGATTGAATTCGGCGCTTCGTTCCCTGTAATGCTATGGAAATTTCGTGATGAGAACGGCAATCTTTGGAATACTGAAACTGCAATCGATGGAACGGAAGAGGAAGCCGCGAGTATCATTTTAGGTGCTAATCAGTGAGTCAATACAGACCGCGCTTAAACGATCAAGAATACGCTGCTATCCTAAACTATAGACAAGGCAAGCGATTTGATCCAGATGCAATCCAAGTGGAAGAGCCGAGCAGAGTTCCTGAATGGCTTAACACGATGGACGATGGACGCGAGGAAGTTTTACCGACGCTTCGCATCCAGGGCAAGACGGCGGTCTTCAGTGATATTCACTTAGGCATTCATGACAAAGCGGCGCTTATTGCAGCGATTCAATATGCTAAACAGGATAGAGTAGAAAACATCATTCTCAATGGCGATATACTTGACGCGGCGCAAATATCTGGACATCCTAAGACGCATGATACGCCAAAGTTTCTGAATGAATTAGAACTTACCAAGCAGTTTCTCGAAGGCCTAAGGTCCGAGTTCAAAGAGCAAACAATCTACTTTAAGCTCGGCAATCATGAGGATAGATTACAGCGGTATTTAATGGCAAAAGCCGACGCGGTTGCAGAGCTTGTGCATTACAGACAATTGCTAAAACTTGATGAACTCGGAATACGCTTTGTCGAATCTACGCAATTTATGAAACTTGAGAATACATACATAGTCCACGGTCACGAGATGAAAGTATCAGGCGGTGTTAACCCCGCCCGCGCTTTGATTCTCAAAGCGGCGGCGAATGTCGTAATGGGTCATGTGCATCGTACTTCTTTTGCATCTATCAAGAGCTTGGACGGTAAGTTCTACAAGGCATATACGACGGGCTGTTTGTGCAAGTTAAAACAGAACTATATGCCACACTCAAATAGCAATCACGGTTTTGCAATCATTCAAGAGAATGGTATGGTGGATAATCTCTTTATCGAGAATGGAGTAGTGCAATGAGATTCAATGATGTGCTTAATGCGATGATGATAGTTGCAGTCTTGCTTATTATTGGCTTTGTTTCGGGGCTTCACATAGGCAAGACAAGCCAAAAGAGAGTAACTGATACAATTACTCAAGTGCAACTTATTGAACGCCCTGTAACGATTAGAGACTCAGTACATACGAAGTCAGTCATGGTACGAAATCGCGATACGGTTTATTTCCTAGATCGCCCCGTTGAAATCCCTTGCGGAGATACTGCATTTGTAGCTCAAAGCGACTCGGTAATAACTGCAACTCGCGATACAATCAATATGGCTTTTGCCTATGCAAATCGCAAGGGGCACTTCTCACTTGTTTACCGCCCGCGCCCTGACTCAATTAAGGTAATTACTTTACCGACTGAAGTTCGTACGGAAAGCAACTGGGGATGGGTCGTAGGTGCTCTTGGTGTTGGATTAGGTTTGGGAGTTTATTATGGCAGGCGCTGATAATCTCAAAGGACATAGCTTCAGAGACAAGCCCGAGCGTATCAATCGAAATGGTAGGCCAAAGGGTTCGATAACCTATGTCAAAGACCTTGCAATGATGGCGGCGCAAGAGCTATCAAAGCCCGGCAAAACAAAGGAAACAGTAGCGGCTGAAATTATCGATATGCTGATTCATAAAAAGATCTTGCTAAAAGAAGATATAACAGCCATGAAACTACTAATGGAGTTACTGACTCACTTGAATAATCAAGTAGCAGAGAAAGGCAAAATGATAATTGAGTGGGGTTCGCAAAATGGACACAGTGATACGGATAAAACCGCATGACAAACAGCTTGAGATACTTCGGAATCGGAAGCGCTTTAATGTTGTTCGGTGCGGCCGTCGCTTTGGCAAGTCTTATCTGGCTTTTGCTTTGGCCCTTGAGAAAATGCTGGAAATTGATGGGTCGTATGTTCTCTACACCGCGCCCTCATATACCGAACTCTCAGGAAGAGAAACCGAAGCCCAAAATTTCTTTGCACCGCTTGGCGCAACTTACAAACAAGGCCAGATTAAACTAGGCCGTAGTACATTGGTTTTGCAAGGTATTTACCGGGCGGACGGTCTTCGCGGTAATAAGTTTCATAGGTTTATTGGTGATGAGTGGGCGCACTGCTCAAACGCCGAAGACGACTGGAATTTTGTCATAAGCCCGATGCTTGCAGATTATGAAGGTGATGCGTTTTTCTTTTCAACTCCGAAAGGGAAAAACCACTTTTGGCAGCTTGACCAAATGTCAGAGACTATGCAAGATTGGCAGTCGTTTCACTACTCGACCTATGACGGCGGTCAAATCAAATTGAGTGAAATTGATAGACAAAAGGAAATGCTACCGAGCTTGGTCTTTGCGCAAGAGTTTCTTGCAGAATATGTCGATAGATCGGCTGCTAAGATTAAGAGAGAATGGCTACGGACCACAAACGGTCAAGAATGCACGGCTTATTATATCGGAGTTGATCTTGCAATATCACAAAAGGAAACAGCCGATTATACGGCAATCGTTGTAATAGGCACGACAAAAGATGGTGAGGTAGTTGTAGTTGAGGCCGATCACTTTAGAGCGCAATTCCAAGAGATAGGACGCAAGATCATGTCAGCCGAGCAACGATGGAACGCAAGAGTCGTAGCAGTGGAATCAAATCAGGCGCAAGCTTGGATGGTGCAAGAGCTGAAAAGAAATACTAAGATGAATGTAGTCGGAGTGAGAGCGGATAGAGACAAGGTGATTCGCTTTCAGCCTGTAGAGGCACGATATGAGCAAGGCCTTGTCTATCATGTCCCTCATATCAATCCAGAATTTACCGAGGAGCTGCTAAGTTTTACAGGCACTCCGCAAGACAAGCATGATGACTTTATTGACGCGTTGGGTTATGCCTTCAACGCTATTCGCAAAACTCCACAGATATATGTATGAGTCTACTTGACCAACTTAGAGATAGAATCGCGGCTGCAGTTGCACCGCGAAGAAACGACAGACCGTATATTCGGTCGGGTGGCTCTCGTAATATCGGTGCGACTCAAGTCGGTAATGAGTTAAGCGCCTCGCTTCGAGGGACGGTCTTTGCTTGTTTGCAGCATCGAGCGAATGCTTTGAGCGGTATCAAATTCGATGCATACAAAGAGCAAAACTGGGAAAAAGAAGAACTCGGACGCGGTCACTGGACTAACGAATTACTCTCAAATCCGAATCCCTACTTCACACGCTCTCAAGTCTTTGGCTATATTGAAAACTGGCTTAGTATAAATGGCAATGCGTTTATATGGACTCCGACAAATGGCTATCGCGTGCCCTTGCAAATGTGGGTATTAAACCCTACAAGAATGCGAGTCATTAAAGGGGAAAACAACTTCATTGATGGCTATGTATATCAATCAGCGCAAGAGGGCAATATAGCAATCCCTGAAAAGGAGATTATTCACCTTGCAAAGCTCCACCCCGCCGCGCGTCCTGAAGAAATAATCGGAATGAATATCTTTGGCGTTGGTCTTGTTTCAGCCGCTTTGGAATATGCGAATATAGACCGCGAAGTTAGTGCTTATCTTGCGCGTCTCTTTGCGAATAATACAGTCCCGCCGCTTATTGCAAAGTTCCCCGAAAGGTTCGACCAAGACGAATGGCAAAAGCTAAAAAGCGCATGGAATGAGGAACTACCAGACTACAAGCTCCGAGCTTTGCTTGGAGGTGGTATGCAATTAGAACTCCCGCCAAAAGGTGAGCTTGCAGTTAGTTATGACGCGGTAAGCCGAGATACACGCGCTCAAATCGCTCAAGTCTTCGGCGTGCCTCCTGGAATGCTTGATGGATCATTCCAAAACCGAGCGACTGCAGAGGTTCAGTTTGCAATTTTTAGACAAAACACGATAGACCCCGAAGCTTTGTACATTGCTGAAGAGTTTACTCGCCATTTTAGACGATGGGAAGAGGATGTTTTAATTGATGCTCAGCCGTATGAATATGCAGACCCCGATGCTGATATGAGACAAGAAGAGTTCGAGCTTAAATGGGGAATCAAGACAATCAACGATGCAAGAGGCGAGCGCGGATATGACCCGATACCGAATGGAGATACGCCGCTTATTGCTAATGGTTTTGTCCCGCTTCAAAGCGCCGTTAACCCCGCTCCCGTGCCCGTGGTGGCTCGAAAACTCTTAACAAGGGCAAATCCTAAGCTCCCTATCGTTACAGCCGATGCAAAGGACTTGTTCTGGAGAAACTTTGACGGGATAACTGAAGCGAATGCAGGTAGCCTCGAGAATGTAGTTGAGATGATCATAGCTCAAATCAAAGAGCAAGTTTTTCAGCTTGCAGATGACGGCGTGTTAACTCTTGCAACTGTAGATGTTTCGCCCGAAGAACTTGCAAAGTATGATGCAATCATAGCAGAGGCCGCAAATCAAGTAGCTACCGAACTCTATGCGACTCTTGCAATCGAAGGCGGCGTTCCTCCAACTGCAGAGGTTATTGCACTTGTCGAAGAGTCAAGCGCTCAAATCCGAGATTCTATCGGAGTTATCAAGCAAGAAGTCCAAGCGACTTTAACTGCAAATGCTGGTAAGGATAAAGACGAATTATTTAAGATACTAACAAGCAAGTTCGACTCACTGCAAACAAGCAGAGCGCGTGCAATCGCAAATACGACAAGCGCAAATGTGACAAGCGGAATGCAATACGCCGTGTACAAAGATGAAGGCTTCAAAATGGTATGGCTAACTCAACGCGATAACCGCGTAAGACCAGCACACGCCGCCATGGAAGGCTCGACTCAAGGCGCGGATGGATATTTTACGGTAGTGACTGAAGTCAAAGATAAAGAAGGCAATATCATTGAAGTCAAAACCGAAAAAGCAAAGCGCCCTCTTGGCTCTGGTCTAAGCGCTTCAAATGCAGTCAACTGCAGATGCCAATTATTCCCAGTGGAAATGTAATTAAAATAGAGGTTTTAATATGAATTTAATAACACGCGAGCTGAACCTGCAAGTCAGGGACGGCTACGAATACGAAAAAGAGGAAGGCTACGAAGAGAAAGAGAATGATATCTATACTTTCGTAGTTTCAACTCCCGAAGTAGACCGCTATGGGACTATCATAGTTCCAAGCGGAATAGACTATCAAGCATATCTAAATAATCCCATAGTCTTAGCTCAACATGACTCAGACAAGTGGCCTATCGGACGCTGTTTGGGTTTTGCAATGAATGGCGAAAACTTGGAAGCCACAATTCAAATTGAGTGTATTACTGAAGAAGGCAAGAAACTCAATAAGTTAATCAATGCAGGTTTTGTGAAGGCCGTATCAGTTGGTATCATTCCAAACGAATACGAAGAGCAAACAATCGACGGCCAAAAGGTGACTGTTTACACAAAATCCGAGCTTGTAGAATTTAGCGTCGTTTCAGTCCCTGCAAATCGCCAAGCACTGCTTAAGAAATCAATCAAGACTTTACTCCAAGATTCAATTCAAAAATACAAAAAGGAAAGTAGAATGTTAACCCCAGAGATCGAAGCCAAGATCAAAGACGAGCTCTTGCCTGCAATCAAAGAAGCGTTTGTCAATGAGGTAATCAATCTCGGTTTCTCACCTGAAGAAGCCGAAGCATCAGTCAACGCTTTTATTACTGCAGGCGCTCCTCCTATGCTAGCAGTTTTGCAAGGCGAAGTAGAGCCCGAAGTAGCTGAAGAACCAGCCGCCGCCGAGCCCCCAGTCGAAGTGGTAGCCGAGTCCATCGAGGCTAGTTTCGAGGTTCCTGAAACTCGCGTAGGAAAGAAAATCGCAGCTTCAACACAAGCGCAAATCAATGAAGGTATGGATATGATTCAAAACGGTTACAAGATTATCAAATCTGCAGTAGCCGGCGAAGCAGGCCGTTCAATCACTTTGAATATGCCGAAGAAACTCAATACAGACGAATTACTCAATTTAATCTAAGGATATTGCATAATGGAAAACATTATCGTAACAAAAGACCAACTGAAAGAAGTTGTTGACCGCAAAGTAGCAGATCAACTTCGTACACAAAAGCCAACTAATAACAATGGCTTCGTATCAATTAAAGCAGATCATGATGCACGCCGCGATCAAGCTCGCGTCGTTGCTGATTACATTCTTGCAGTTCACAAAGGACGCGATGGCGTTGCAGATGAAATCGCACGCAAAGCAAATGAGAAGTATCTCACAAGAGCAAACTTTAATACAGGTACATCATCACAAGGTGGTGCTGCAGTTCCTCAGTTTTGGGTAGAAGAGATCATGTCTTTTGCAGATCAGTACGGATATGCAAGAGCACTCGCAAAGATCTATCCAATGCGCGGAAAGACAGAGAACCTCGTATCAAGCGGCGCGTTTACAGGAGCGGTGGTTGCTGAAGGTTCTGGTTTGACTTTGACTGACTCAGCGAACTTCTTTACAGCGACTGCAATGACAGCTCGCAAAGTAGTTGCTGGTGCTATCGTTTCTGAAGAGCAACTTCAAGATGCTACTCCTGCATTCTTGGATTATGTCGTAAATGGTTTGGGCCGCGCTCTTGCTGAAACAGAAGACAAGCAGTTCTTCAATGGCGATGGTAATGCCCCTAACTTTACAGGCCTTTTGAACGCCGCTTCAACTACAGTTGTTCGACAAGGTGGTGCAAATAACTCTGGTAAGGATACATTCGGCGAAATCTCATGGACTGACCTTTGGAACTTGCGCCTCGGTGTAAATTCTGGCGTTGGTGCAAATGGTGTATTCGTAGTGCCTCAGTCAGTATTCGGATTCTTGATGAAAGAAACAGCAGGCTCACGCCCTGTTTATGATCAAGTACGTCCTATCGAAATTACATCCATTGGCTTAACAGCTCTTGCAGGTAATTCATACTTTACACCTACAGGCCGTCCGATGCATGTCGTACCAGATGCACTCTTCCCAACATCAGCGGCTAATACAGCATCTGCAGTATATTGTGACTTTAACCAGTTTACAGTAATGGGTATCCGCGAGGATGTAACAGTTAACGAATACAAAGAGTATTTCGGCGCGACTGGTTTGGGTGGTACTCATCAAAAAGGTATCGAAGTTGTCGAGCGCGTTGCTTTTGCATTCCCTGCTCCATCAGCGATCGGTGTTCTCAAAACTTCAACAACCTAATTAGGTGATTTATGCTCGTAGATGTAATTCTAATCGAGCCGTATAAAGGCGTATCGGCAGGGTATGAGACTTCTCTCCCTGCCGAGATTGCCGAGGCTCTTATTAAACAAGGCAAGGCGAAGGATGCAAAGCCCGCGCCGAAAGTAGAAACAAAGAAAACAGGTAAATAACCATGCCATATACAAGCGCAAATCCGAGGGCGTTTAATGCTCTCATGACCTTTCTTAATTTGGAAGTTAATGGCGATCCGACCTCCGAGGATACGGCGCTGTATACTTGGTTTGATGACCTTATTACAACTTGCTATGTAGAGGCTGAAGGCTATTGCGGTCAGCCTCTCCGTAGTGGGACGATATACTATCAATTTTACGCCTCAAAAGCTCAACGCGGCCTCGAAGCGAATCACTCATGGAAATATATCCCTTACAATGCTAACACGGCTCTTACGGCTTTGCAGTGGCGCGAGAATGAGTTCGGCAATTATGCTAACTTTGATGCTGCTAACTTTGCATGGAACGCCGAGCCGTATGCTAATTATATTGTCTTTAGAGACAAGACAAATGGACAATTCAAGGCGACGCTTACGACGGGCTTTAGTGATGCGTCAATGCCATATACAATCTTGCAAGGCATATCCGAAATGGTTGCACTTGCATATAAGCAAAGTCCTCAAGGCGGTAATTGGTTCGGGCTTAACTCCGTCGCTACAGGCGGCGCGGGTCAAACAGTCAGCCAATCACTCAAAACCGATATAGGATGGCATAAGTACTTTGCTCAATTCGTTATACCAACGGTGTAATTATGCTAAGTACAGAGGCTCTAAAGGGCATTCTACGGCCAATCATAGCAGACTCTCTTAATAAGCTCCCGTTTGTCATGCAAGCGTATATCGGAGCGAATATGGAATTCAGAGGCGCGGCTGATAGAATAGCTCCTTCGACAAGTTCAAAGCTCGCGATTAACTCTGGTACTCTGTTTCGTAGTTTCTCAAAAGGACAACCCGGAAATGTTTTCAGAGTCTCGCAAAATGGTGATAACTTCGAAGCAGAATACGGCTCGGATTTACCGTATGCAAGAGTGCAAGAGTTTGGCGGCTTCATTGCAAGCAAAGGCAATATGCATAAGTACTTTTGGGCTAAATTTGCAGAGACTAAACAGCCGTATTTTAAGAATATCGCATTAAGCGTAAAAAAGAAAGGCGGCGTAAACATACCAGCGCGGCCGTACTTTAATCCTGCAGTCGATAGACTTCGAAATGATACGAAATTTGCAAGCGATATAAAACAACAAGTCATAATCGGAATACAACAATGGCAAGAGAGTCAGCGGCGATCAAATCCATAGCAGATAGACTTCGCACAATGAGCGGGGTCAAAGTCTATGACCAAGTAATGCTAGATAAATGGAATACTTATCAGTTCCCTTTTGTCGGTGTTTTGTCAGGTGCTGACTCTCGCGAGGTTATTGGACTTGAGGATGATTCGGCTTTTGCAAATAAAGGCACGCTTGATATCTATTTGCTAGTCGGAGTGCAAGTAAAAAAGAATAGCACGGCGGGAAAAGCTAATTTGAGAGAAGCTCTTGCGGATTTATGCGAGGCAATCGAGAATAAGCTCACAAACTACAAGCCCGATGTCTATGAGTCCGATTATGAAAGGACGTTTTTTGCGCCAGTTCACTTTATCGACGCGCAAGCAGTCACATTCAATGACGATGAAACGAAAGGCATATCGTTTATGACTTTTAGAACGGTATATTACAGAGGAGATGTATGAAGTTAAGTGCTTGTGTAATCTTTCAGGATGGAGATGACCTGAAAGGATGGCGGGATTCTTTGCCAAGTGATAATGTCGAAGTCATTGCACTTCGTACGGCGGTCAATCCAAAATTGAAAGAGCCTATTTTCCAAGAAGTCGGTAGGACTTCAGACCATATAGTGCTCAATTGGGAATATCCTGACTTCGAAGAGTATTTTGACTTCAGTTATTGCCGTAATAAGCTTGATGAGTTTGCGACTGGTGACTGGATTCTGCACATGGACTCGGACGAAAGACTTGCAAGTCCTGAAGATGAGTTTTGGGCTTATCTCAAAGAGCTTAACGAAAGCGAAGCGGTTGCGGCTTATTTGTCAATTGCAGGATGCAATGCAGATCTTGACCCGCAATATACGCATATTCGGAAAAGGTATAACATACCGGCAATGCGATTGCACCGCCGAAGCGCGTTTCTAAAATGGCAAAGAATATGCCATGAGACGCTCGAAGTAGATCCTAATGGAACGGTCGTAGCTGATACGGACATATTGCTATACCACAAAGGATACAGCCAAGACAATGAAGTCTTGATGCAAAAAGCAGAACGGAATGGAGGCCTAATGGTAAGAGAATACACACGCGATAAATCACAAAGAAACTGGGATTATTTAGTTAATACTTTCGCATATTTAAAACAATTATCTAAGAGGTAATATCATGGTAGTAGGCGGCGCTAACCTTAGCGTATTCTATACAGCAAATGAACTCGGTACAGCCCCTTCAGTCGGCTCTACTGTACTTCACACAATGAAGCGCAAAATCAAAACTTCATTAACAAGAACAACGTTCACAATCGATCAAAACGAAGACAACCCAGCGCTCACTTCATTCCTTGAAAACTATGCACCTGTTACTACAGTCACTGCAGATCAAGGCGAATACGAAGACGGGACAAAATTCAACTCTTCTCAAGCGACAAGTGATACACTTTTGCAAATCGTTTACGGCGGCGTAGATACAGTAGAAAACAAGCGTAAGATTGTTTTGATGCTTTGCAAATTGGCTCAAGACGCTGGCGCGTTTGACCAAGAATCAGGTAAGTACACAAAGCCAAAAGTAGGCGGCGATGTGGTAAACAATGATACAGACTTGGTTATTCCTGCAACTTATTTCTTAACTACTCTTGTAAGCGGTGCAACTGCGGTTACAATCCCTGCAAAGATTGGATATAAAGAAGTTTGGTTCGCAATTCCAACGCCTTAATTCACACGGGGCGGGCAAAACCCGCCCCCTTATTTTCACTAAGGAGATAGCATGAAATTATATCTAAATGAAACAGCACACGAAGTAGCACTCTATTCAAAATTGACCCCTGCTCTTTATGACAAGGTTACGCCGCTTCTCACAGAACTTGCAAATACTAAAGGCGCTCAATCAGCCGCCGAGACCGAGATGATGGATAAGATATTTAGCCGCGAGAGCCTTGCGAAAAAAGTAGATTTAACAAAGGGAAAAGACGCATTCAATGATATTATGCAAGAGTTCGAGTTCCAAGAAATTGTCAAGACTACATATTCGAAAGTCCGAGCAAATCTATTCGAGCTTATCAATGTCGATGAAACTACAATACCAAAAGTCTTTCAATTTGTCAAAGCCGTAATCGATGAAAGCAAAGTGCAAAATACAGAGCTTTTGGCGGGTATTCAGTCCGAGCCGAGCTCTGAGTTTTGGCAAAACCAAGATCTTGATGGCATATTGGACTCACTAAAGTTTTTTCGTGAAACAGTATGCCGAAGAGTCCGCATTATGTGAGTATTACCTTGAGGACTTGACTGTATTTAACGACCCAGACGATGACGAGTATGAAGAGACGGACGGAGATGAGAGTGCGTATTACCTTGGCGAAATTGTAGGCTCATATTGGATATTCAAAGGCGTTGCAGGTGGCGATCCTGCAGCGTATCTAAGACTATATTACGACACGGCTCGCGTGGATGTAATCCGTACTTATGCTTACACAATAACTTACCACAAAGAACGCCGCAAAATGGAGCGCAGAATCAATGGCCGATGATATAAAAATTAAACTTGGACTGGATGCTACCGAATTATTCAACGGTCTGAATAAAGTCACTACCGAACTTAATCAGGTGCAAAATGAGTCGAAGCAAACCGACCAAGCACTTGATAAAATGGCCGATATAAATACTTCGGGAGCCGTCGCAGATGTCAACAAGCTATCCGCGGCAATTGATGGCGTTGGTGATTCTGCAAGCGGTATAAGTGGCGTATTTGAAGGCCTAAAAGGCGGTATAGGTGACGCTCTAAGTGGTGGTTTAATTGGAGGGCTTGTAGGTGGTGGCTTGGCCGCTGGCGTGCAAGCTGGTGTCGGTGCTATTGTCGATGGCTTTGGGGCGGTTGTAGATGCAGGTCGCGGGCTTATCTCCGCTCAAGGCGATTTGCAAGCGCAAACAGGTGCGACGGGAGCGGAATTAGAGGGCTTAAAAAAAGCTGCAGAAGATGCATTCCTTGGTGGCGTTGGTGAATCAGCAGCCGAAGCTACAAAAGTGATAAGCAATGCAGCCGTAGTGCTTAAAGGCGCTCTACCTACCGAAGAACTTGGCAAATTCACAGCAGGGGCGCAAGCTCTTGGAGCGCTTTATGACAAAGACGTTAACGAAGTTGTAGCAAAATCAGCGCCATTTATTAAGCAGTTCGGTCTTGGCGGGCAAGAGGCATTCGACTTGATTGCCTTTGCAGCCAAAGAGGGTAAAACTTCTCAAGATGATGTATTGGACACACTCGCCGAATATTCTCAGTTATTGCAAGAAGCGGGCTTTTCTGCAGAGGAATTTGCGGGTCAAATGGCAATCGCAGGGCAAGAGGGATTGTTTAATACCGACAAGATTGCAGACTCAATTAAAGAAGCGCAAATCCGATTAAAAGCAGGTGATACTGCAAAGGCTTTTGCAGAGATAAAAACTCAATTACCACAAGCGCTTGGTTCGACTCTTGGCAATCTTGAGCAACTTGCATCAAGTGGTCAAATTACCATTAAGGACTTTCTTAGCAAGTCTGGCGAGGCTATTAAGACTGCATTCGATTCGGGGCAAATTTCGGAAGCGATGGCTAGTCAATTACAAGTAGCCGTAGCCGGAACGCCCGCCGAAGATATTGGAGTCGAAGCATATAACAAAATGTTCGGCGCTCCAATACCAGTCGAAGAAATCAAGAAAAAAGCGGCGCAAGCTGGTCAAGATGCTATGAATGCTGCAGGTCAGTATCTTAGTTTTGATGTAGTTGGTCGTAACTTGTCCCTTGCCTTTGAAAAAGGCAGTGCGATGGTGGTGAGTGGCTTGTCAACTACATTCGGAATGATTGCGACAGCAGTGGGGCCGACTATGTCAAATTTAATGGATACATTGACTGGTTATTGGGAAAGATTATGGTCTGTTATTGGCCCGATTGCTGCCTTAATTGGTGGTTCTATAATTGCCAATATAGTATATGCACTCAATGCAGTCATGGTGACTATTGATGTTGTATATTCAGTGTTAAGCGAGGCCTTTGATGCTATTGCAAATGCGCTTAATCCATTGATAGATGTATTTAAGCAAGCATTCGGTCTTGATGGCGCTCTTGGCGAGGGTATGGATGTCATGAAAATGTTTCAGGAAGGACTGAATCTCATGACTGAAATAATGATGGAAGTCGGTGGTATAGTTGCCGATATTGGCGGGCTTATTATTGAGTTTCTTATCACTCCATTTCAAACGCTAATCGAAGTTATTGCCGATGTGACCCGCTCTATTGCAGGATGGATATCGACAAATGATTCAAGTACGGAATCTATGAAGGAATCAGGAAAAGCCGCGCAAAATAGCAAAGGCTTTATCGATACTCTTCGCATAGCATTCGATAATATCCGAGGCACTATCGGAGGCGTTCGCGAGTCCTTTATTCAAATCAAAACTACTATCGGTGAGTTTTGGGATGCTATTACGCAACTTGATATTCAAAAAGCGCTCTCTGCATTCACTGGTTTTGGTGATAAGTTAAGCGCGGCTTATGATAAGGGATTCAATAAGACAAAAGATACTATTAAAGCAACTGCAGAGGCGCAAAAGAAGGCAGTTGAAGATACGAAGAAAGAAACTGAAAAAGACACAAAAGATACTAAAGATACAAAAGATACTAAAGACAAAACTGCGAAAACGGCAAAAGAGCAAGCATCTGAATTAGAACAACTCAAGAAATTTTTCAAAGGCCGCCAAGACGAGATTAAAAATGATATTGAGCGCGAGCTAAATAAAGAAGAAAACAGAGGTAAAGATAAAAAAGCACTCCGAGCACAACTCGAAGCCGAAGCTAATGTAGAACTACGAAAATACCTAAACGAGCGTATCGGAGGCATTGCAGATGCGAATGCATTTCTTGATAAAAATCAACTTACTGCAAAGATAACTCCAAGCAAAAAGAAAGGCGAAACAGTCGCGGATATAGATAATTTCTATACGCAAGAAATGGCGAAGTTAGCAGATAAATTAACAGTCGAAGTTGGTATCAGTGCAAAACCGCCCGAATTCAAAGAATTAGAAAAAGAATTCTCAGACCTTGCAAAAGAAATCGAGAAAACATCCGAGTCTTTAGTGCCTAAAACCCTTGCTACAAGTCAAGAAGCGCTCGATGGGACTATTGCGACGGTTCAGCAATATATCGACTTCATAAAGCTTCAGAATGATGAAATTGCACTGAAACAAGCAGAGGCTTTAGCGGCGGGGAATGAAGAAGCGGCTGCAAAGTTTGGCGAGTCAATCCAAAAGAATGTACAGAATATCAATTTGCTAAGTGGCCGCTTGGAGCGATTCGGTACGGATAGCAAGGCAGCAATCGAGAAAACCGCGCGCGAGTCTACTTTGCAATTTCAAATACAGACCGCTTTGCAGACTAGCATTCTTGATGCCTTTAACTCAGAGAAAATCCGAAAGGAAAAAGAGGCTAACGATAAGATAAGAGAGGAACGCCTTGGATCGCTTAATGCTGAAGAGGATGATCTTACAAAGAGCCTTGCAAAGCGAGAAATCTCTTTCGAGGATTATGCCGCAAAAGTTGCAGAGATCGACGCGCAAAGAAAACAAGTCGAAGAGCAAACCGAAGTAACTTTCTTGCAAAGACTCAAAACTGCAGGTGATCAAGCGGCCGCGAGCGTATTCAAATCTCAATCCGAGATATTTAAGAAAAACGCCGAAGGTATGCAAGGCAATCAGAAAGTATTTAATCAATTTGTCGGTCAAACCTTAGAACAATTTGGAACGCTCGCCGCTTCAGGAAAAGCAACTCTAGCAGACTTCGGAAATGCAGCCGCGGGCGCGGCGTTTGATGCCGTCTCAAAGATGATACCATCTTTTGTTGTTGGTATTTTAGGAAGCTCGATCACCACACTCGGACCGATTGCAGGGCCGCTTATTGCAGCTACCCTAACTGCAGGGCTTCAACTGCTTTTAGCAAACGCCAGAGGCGCTCTCGGCTTCAAAGACGGTGTCGTAGGCCTCGAAGGTCCTGGAGATGAAAGAAGCGACTCTATACCAGCATGGCTCTCGAAAGGCGAGTCAGTTATTACAGCGGCGGGCACGCGTGCAAATCGCGAAGAGCTTGAGTGGATGAATAAGAACCCCGGTATGAGTATTCGCGATTACTTTACTTCAAACGCTCCGCAAGTTCGCTATTCCGTGCAAGAGGATGGTAACCTAATTGCAGAGGTTAGAAAGCTTCGCGAAGAGACTCGCGGGCTAGGTAAGCAGATCAATCGAAATACGCATGTCGAAATAAGCGGCGCTCTTGTAGCCGATAATAACTCAATCAAGGCCGTGATCGAAAGAGACCGCCGCCGTAATGCAAGGAGAGGATAATATGTCTTGGAGATATTGGGTAAAATTCGAAGGGTCAAACTCGGCGGGCTTTGAGTCTATCAATACACTCGGAGTAGAGCTCCCTGTTTTCGGGATATTACCGACCTTTACAGTCGAGTCCTCGAATGAAGTCAGCATGAGTGGAACGGAAATCGGACAGCGCCGAATCAGGATAGCACTCGAAGTAGATTGCATCCCAGTGAGCACATGGGACTACGGCACGGTAAATAGTGATAATGTGTACTATCTTTTGCAAGAGATTTTGCAAAAGAAATATACTCGCATCGTAGAGCCGACCGCGCCAAAGCAAATGCCGACAAGGTATCAGTCAACAAGCTCTTTCACGTACTCTAAAGCGCTTATTCCGTTTGTATTTGCACGATGCGACTTTAGTAATGAAAAACAATGGGCTTCAGGCTTGGAGAAATTTACAATAACCTGCTATCGTAGGGACTTGATCTAATGGCATTATCAAACCAAAGATTTGTAACTACTTGGACTTCAGAGGATAGCATTCAATGGCGTATGTATATCATACCAAGTAGTGTAGATTACATTACGCCCGCCTTGAGTTCGAATGTGACGCTCCCTAGTGAGTTTCTGCTTAGGGATATGAGCCTCGATACCGAGCTAGGAAGTATTCCCGCCGGACTTGTTAGCCAAGTACTCAAGATAAATGTCAATATAGCCGCTTTGCAAGGCTCTGACGCGCTCAATGATTTGCGAGTTGACTTATTGCAAGGGACTACGACAAAAAAGCGTCCTCTTAATAGCGATGGAACGCCATGGATAGATGCATTCACTACGACAGAGCAAACTGAATTCGATGCATTCAATACTTTTGTTCTGCAATACAATGACGGCTCTGGATTCAAGACCGCATTCATAGGATGCCAAAAATACAGCGCTGAAAATGAACTCGAAATAACCGCGCTTGATAATGTGATTACCTTTACAATTGAAATTTACGACATACAACGATGCATAGGAGAGGCAATTACTCCTCATATATGGTCACGATTGCTAATGAGGGATAATACAACGGTCAATTATTCAGCATCGGTCGCCTTAAGCGAAAACACGCAATTTAATCAGCTCTATTCGGGTTTTATGCTTGATGATCCGAATACTGGTTATGCAATGCTTGATATTTTGCCAGATGGATTTTCGATGTATATCAGTACATTCGCAAGGCTAAAAACTAAGATAGGTGAAATGTACTCAAAATACCTCAGAGCTCTTACAGGTAAATTGACCGCGTCCTTTGTATGTCATGATATATTTACTTATTCGGTATTTCTTAGAGATGCAAGCAATAACTTTATTTTGCCTCAGTATCTTTGTTATGTATCTGAAATTTACGATAATCAAGGTCAACTCGTAGGCGGCGCTCTTGGTGACTCCAAGATGTTTGCACAGTTTACAAATTTTTACGAAGCATATAAGATGCTTTGCGATAATGCACTTGAAACAGTAAGGCCTACATATAGCTTCACAAGCGCAACGCCTGATGCGTATACTCTTACAATGGTATCAAGCAACCCATATCCAGCACTTGGGACGCCGTCTATTACTTTCGATCAACAAAATACATATAGCAATTTCAAAATCAAAATGTTTAGTGAAGTGCTTAATCAAGTGACTACGGAAGTTACAAGCATAACTGGAAATAGTGATACAACTTCATTCCCAAGTGGCAAACAAGGGACAAGCGGCGATAATAGCAAAGACTTAAAAATCATGTTTCATAATGTGCCTCAATTGACAAGCCGTTCTGCAAATCTTGCATCTTATGCAGATATACCGTACTCGACATTCATAAAATGGCAAAGAAACACGATAAATAGTGGATACTTGCTATACTTTGAGGCAAGTAATATAATTATAGTTCCAAAGCCTATCGTAAATGTATTTTTTGGTGGTGAAGATTACGCCGCCCCAACTGATACAAGCCCCTATATCGATCCAAGTACGCAAGTAATTTGGAAACAACAAAATGCTTGTCTACCTCAAACTATATCAGAGGCTATGGTCAATTTCTTAGGCCGTAAAAAACAAGCTGAAGCGACTCTAACGACAAACTTCACTACTGCAAAGTTTACAGATGTAGGTAAACGATGCACAATTGACCTTGTAGACTATAATACGCTCTTGGAATCGATTTACGGCGAAGAGACAGCCCTTGCAGTTATGACAAAACACTCGCATAAAGTCTATGAAGGTATGGCCGATATTACACTACGAATCGACGCGGAGTCCGAATAATGAAATTTAATGAACCCGTAAGGCCCGCTGGCATAGGCCGTAAGCAAGTTGCTTTTTCAATGCCCGATATGCCTAGTAGCTTGACAATTGTAGAGCAGCAAGACAATGAAGAAATAAATAACATAGAAGAAAACGGGGCCGTACTTGCTCAAGCCGTGCAAAGTGCCCGCGTCATTGCATATAGTGCTGCAAGCAGTGCAATTGACAATAACATGAATGAAGTATGGGGCATTAAGACCGTAGTGCCTTGGGAGCACATTGTTAATTCAAGCCATCTCGGTAATAGCCTCATAAAGTGGGAATCAGACCCGCGTAATGAAGCTTATGGAATTAATACAAGCCTTGCATATATCGACACTGAAGACCCGACCATTATCAGAGTTCGAAAGAAAGGATGGTATCTAGTCAATGTGATATTTTTGCAAACAGAATGGTATCATAACAACTCAATATATTATCTTAGAGCTCTTGCAGTTGACCAACAAGACTCATTCTATACAATGCAAGATGTCTGCATTACTGATACATACCCTGTTTTGCGCCTCTCGACGCTTATAGGAGTTCCAGGCGGTAATAACCTTGGTAAACCAAGCACTACTACTGATGGCGGAATACAGATAGAATTTAGATCGAATAACCCTGGCCACGGCGCTGAAATCTTTACGCTTGATGATGACAACGTCGAAGCGCAACTTCAGATAATTTGGCTAAGACCCTTCGAAGATGAAAATACATACAATTTCGCGTGAGTGAGAGATGCTGAATAGATACCTCGGACAGTTAGGGCAAGATAGGACGGTAGTTAAATTTCTACTTAATCACTACGGCCCGCTTGATAATGAACGCTTTGAAGACCCAGGTACTATCATGAGTACAGGATCTGTAAAAGTCCCTATGCCATTCCAAAAAGGCATAATAGAACGCGTCATTTATGAGCAAAACTCATGGTTTAGTCTTATTAATTATTCTTTTAGAATATGGCTATTTCAAGATACTATAACTTCAGCAGTCAGAGGCTCGCAAAAGGCTTTTACCTCAAGTGAAATGGACTCGGTAATAGGCTATATAGATGCCAGAACTGGAGACGATGTAGCAACGCAGACTGATATATGGGTTTATGGTGAAAGAAGCGTACCTTATGCCAATATGTTGCAAAAAACAGTAAATATACCCTTTGTAATCAATAGCGAAAATCCTACACTTGATGTTGTTGAAGAATATATCGGAGATGGGATAACATTGTATGATACTTATATCTATTGCTACTTAATAATCAAACGAGACTAAATATGGAATTTTATACAGGAAAAACAGGACAAGACAGAGTATTAAGAGCAATCGACTTCGGTACTCTAGATACCGCCGCATATGCTGCAAATGATATACTCACTTCAGGCGCAATCTCAATCGACGCGGCTCGCTTTTTAGGATTCTCTGGAGTTATTGAGCGGATCATTCTTAAAGAAACAACCTCGGGCACTCTGCAAGCACCCGCTATTCGCCTCTGGTTTTTCGGCTCGGCTCTCACACCAGCCGCGCGTAATAGCCCGCAAGCCTTTACAAGCGCTCAATTTGATATATTGGTAGGTTATGCTGATATTACTGCAGCAGATTGGGTAAACGGCGGTACTGGCGTCGCTATGGCTGCAATTAATCCGAATCTAGTTTACAATTGTCAGCCGACAAGCAAGACACTCTATATGGTTCCTGAATTGAAACTGTCTGGTGAGACTTTCGCATCTGGCGCAACTATCAAAGGCCAAATCGTACTGAGACGGGATTAATGGTAATTCGCATCACCGACCCAAAAGAAGAGCGGGCAATCAGAGCCTATGCTATTCGCAAGAAACTACCAATAAACAAGGCCGTTTCTTTGGCCGTAAAAGAATGCGATCAGCTTCTTATGGCGCAAGGCGAGATAGCAACTTGTAAATTTATGCTGAAAGTCATGAAGGAAGATTACTATAATAAAAAGCCCTGAAAGTCATACACATTCAGGGCTTATGCTCTGGGGGGAGGCATACGGCTATGATGGGCCGCTAATTGCAATATACAAAAAAAAAGGCTACCTTCCCCGGGTAGCCTTTTCGCACGCCAATGCTTTGAGTATTTGGCCACCTGCAAAATTGAGCATGATGACAAACAAATATACTAAAATGATTCAAATAGAAATACATAAAATTTCAGGCGAGAGCTACCGCGCCGCCGTCCCCTCTCTAAATGCAGTCGTTAATCTTGCCGAAATTTGCGACATAACGAAAATTTTTATTTTCGCCATAACTCCCCGCGAATTCAACTACTTACGCTCGCTTGACCTGCCCTTAAAAGTAGAAATAATCAGATAATAAAAAAAAAAGACTTGACAAGTATTGTTTTGTTTCGTAAGTTCGCACCGTAATTAACAACGCACTAACAAAAGGAGTGAACGCGATGAAACTCAAACCACACAAAATCTACAACTCTTTCGCCGAGGCAATGGCTGCAATCTTCTTGCATCCTCCAGGCGAAGCTCAAGTAATGCCATACAACGGCAAATGGGTAATCTTAACAAGGAGCGCAAAATGAAACCCGAAACCAAGCAGGCGATATTCGAGATGGCCGTCGGACTCTTCGGCGGCCTATTCCTAAGCTACTTAATTGTTTATGCAATCATTAATGGACTAGTACGATGAAACTCAAACCTTGGCATATGGTGGTAATTTTTGCACTCTGCTTTGTAGCGATCCGAGCTTTTGACTTTTGGCTATATGGACAGGAGATAAAATGAGTGACTGGCTGACTATTCGCGAGGCCGCCGAATTATTTCAAGTATCGCGAAGACTCTTGCACTATATGGCCGTCGGACGGCCTGGTGATGATATCCGAAACGAAAAAGAGGCGGTTCTAAGACAAGTAAAGCAAGTGCCTTATGGCGAAAGGACAATGTATCTATTAAACTATAACGAATTAAAAAGAATACTAGGAGCGAAGAGATGAAAACAATGGCAAAACACACTATGCCCGCCGCGCATAGAGCAACTGAAGAACTTCGCGAGGCATTAAGCCCGCAAGACTTCGCAAAGGTAGAGGATATTCTACGCTATGTGAGACAAACAGAGAATATGCAATTTCAACTTGCATGGAGATACGGACAAGAAGGCAAAACATTCGATGAGTTTATGGCAAGTTTTACTAAACAAGTGCCCTACGTGAACTGGGGCAATAAAATCTAATTTATTAAAGGAGTTGAGACATGAGACTAATCACACAAACAGGCGGGATGCAAGTAAACGGGCTGAATGTCCTAATCTACGGCGATCCCGGAATCGGCAAGACCACACTCGCGAATACCGCGCCAAATCCAATTGTATTGGACTTCGACCGAGGGCTGCATAGATCCTCACTGCTTAAGAATGGCTTGCAGTTCGAGTCATGGCAAGACTTGCTAAATAACAAGGCCGAGCTTGATAGCATCCTAGCCAAGCATGATACGATCATTATCGATACGGCGGGCACTGTTATTGAGCTTATGCAAATGCACCTTACTATCAATAACCCCGGACTTCTTCGCAATACGATCAAGCTATGGGGCGAAACAAAGCGAACATTCCAAGAGTTTTTTACGCCTCTTAAGCTTAGCGGTAAAAATGTAGTTTTCATAGCACACGCAAAAGAGAAAGAAGAAGGAGATATGCGAATTAAGAGGCCATTGATACCAGGCGCAAGTTATGACTTACTTATGCAGTCATGCGACCTTGTAGGGTACTATACAACGCAAGGCAATAAGAGAGTATTGACCTTTGACCTTAGCGATTCAATCGTAGCCAAGAACTGCGCGGAGATTGCACCCGTTCATGTCGACGGCTTGCACTCTATGACTACTTGCCTTGCTGATATCTTAGAACATACCAAATCGGCAATATCGAGACGCTCCAAAGAGCAAGAGGCTGCAATCGCACTCGTATCAGAGTGGAGCGAAAAGGCAAAAGCCGCAAAGGATGCTAATAAGTTTGTCTCTGATCTTAGCAAAGCAGGCTTAGAGGATGCTTTGAAGCGCGCGGTATGGGCTTCAGTTGTGACTACATTCGGCGAACGTGGCTTGCAATGGAATAAAGAAAGCGGTAAGTTTGAAGAGGTGGTGAAATGAGATATACATTTAGAGAATCATTGAATCTTGTAAAGAAAATTTTAGAAAAATCAATAACAACTTTTGCTACTGAAAAAAAAATCACACTTTCTAGATTGCAGATACAAAATGAAATGCGAGATAGAGTAGAGGATATTCTTGAATATCATGATTGGAATGAATTAGAAAAACTAAATGATCAAATTATTGAGCAAGCATTAAATATAGCTTTGCTTGAAGAAAGGAAAAGACTTGCAGATAAAGAATTTGAGTTAAACCAACTAATTGAGCAATACAAAAAAAATATTGCATTGTTTAGTGAGCAAGATATTATAAGTCAAAGGCTTTTACTTATGAAAGACTACATAAACGAAATGCTACCTTTGAACAAATATGATAAAACTAATGAGAATCAAACTATTAGATCAAGAGGCTTGGCAATTGCGGCTTTGGCAGGATTGCAGCATGTCGGGAATGCTAAACAAGAAGGAGACGCGAAATGACTAACACCTTCGAAGTCTGGGGCGCATTCGACGAGGATGATGTGCTATTAGATTACTCGCTATTTGAAGAGGATGTCAGAGAGTGGGCTTATGATCGCTTTGAGAAAGAGATGGTAAGCATAGCAAGAATGACAATACACGAACGCGAACAAGTTAAGATTCGCAATTTAAGAGACCCGTATCAGGAGTATATTGATGAGTAAGCAACAAACGGCAGTGCAATGGTTAATTTGTAGATTATTAGAAGGCATACCTTTGACGCTATCATTGAGTAACGAAGCCGAGCAAATGGAAAAAGAGCAGATTGAGGATGCATTTGATATTGGTTACGAAGCTTCGGAGTTTGGCAATTTATTGAACAAAGGCAAACAATATTACAAACAAACCTACGGAGGCGACCATGAGTAAGCAAACGGCGTATTGTTGGTAACGTTTGGCGGCTTGGCGAAGGCTGCCTAACGGAAAGTTCAAATTTCGCAGAATGTTTATGGCAGCTTTTGCCAAACCGCTGTTATGTGCTGGGCGGTTTATCAGCACTAAATTAAATTTGAAACCGAAATGAGCATACTTGAAATAATTGGAGCATTAACCATAGGTATAATTGCCATTGTTTTGTTGTATAAACTGTATAGAAAAATATTTGGTTATAGTTGGAATAGTTGTCCAAACGACCACGATACAATGGCAAGATACGGGGCTTCTAAATGCGACAAATGTGGTCAGAATTATCTGAATTACCAACAAACCTACGGAGGCGACCATGAGTAAAACAGCAATGCAGACCCTACGGCAATCACTCGACTTCGCATATTATGAGGCTTCAGTGACTCGGACGCCAGGCGAGGTATTATCGCAGATCAGATTCCAAACAGTTGACCTTATTGCAAAGGAACGCGAGCAAATAATTAAAGCATTCGAGGCGGGCGCAAAACTGAAAGAAGCTTGCACGCCGGAAGCGTATTATAGACTAGTTTATGGACAGGAGGAAGTATGAGAGCAGTGGAGTGGTTATTTGAGCAACTAACAAGCACTTGGTATGACAAAGAGAGCGCAGAACAACTGCTTGAAGAATCTAAAAAGAAAGAAGACGGCTATATTTGGGCTGCCTTTACAAGCGGATACGACAAAGCAATTGATGACATGAAGGAGGTCGAAAATGATTGAGATAAAAGGATGGTTTTTGAAATGTCAAAGAAAATATTTTGGTGACTATAGTCAGCTTACTTATCAAAATACATGGTTAGATAATAGCGAT